CAGGGCACCTCGATCAGCAGGCCGACCTCGGGGTAGCCGGCGCAGAGCAGCTGGGACTCCAGTGCGATCGACTCGCTCAGCTCGAGCAGGTGGGCCCGCACCGGGACATAGGCGTCCAGGACCTGCTGCAGGCGGCGGAGCTCATCGAGGGTGAGCCCCCGGAACTCGATGTCCGCGCCGATGCGGTAGGTGAAGGGCGGGTCGGCCGGGGTGCGCTGCCACCACTCCTCGACGGAGTACATGCCGTCCCGGCTGTCCCAGCCGGCCTCGCCCTCGTCCCAGACGGCGCCCCCGCCGTCCCACTCGGTCGCGGGCGTCTCGAGGATGCCGAGCACCCGCTCCAGCGCCCAGCGGGTGCCGCGGCGCCGGTAGACCTCCACCATCTCGGCCAGGACCGCCCGTTTGCGAACCAGGCCGGCGGCCGACCAGCCCTCCAGCTCCGTGAGCCGGAACCAGCGGGCCACCTCGTCGGCCTGCTCCTGGGAGAGCTGCGGGATGCGGCTGAGCAGGGCGCAGGTCTCGGAGAGGGTCGCGATCTCCCGGAGCTCCGGGTCCAGCGCCTGCGCCAGCGCCCGGGCGTCCGGATCCTGGGCGCCCAGCCCGGCGAGCGCGTCCAGCAGAGTGCCGGTTCGGATGTCCGCCCCGCCGGTCACTGGTAGAGCCCCCGGTAGCGCGGCGCGACCACGTACTCGTCCTGCCGCGCCCGTTCCGACCGGGCCAGCGCCGCGTACGTCGGCTGGCTGACGACCACCCGACCGGCGCCGGCTGCGGCCAGCCGCGTGACGAGCTCGGTCGGGTTGACGTCCCGGCCAAGCGCAGCCTCCTGCCAATCGCAGTAGGCGTCCTGCGCGGCCTCGACTGCGGCCTGGATAGCCGGGACGATGCCGGCATCGGCCTGGCGAACCCAGTACTCGACCTCGACCGTGTAGCTGACCTCCGTGGCCTCGAGCACAGTCACGTGGTCGGTCAGCGGGCGGACCTCATTGGCGTCGAGCGTGGCGTCCACCAGCGCGATGACCTCGGCGATCACCGCCGGATCCTCGATTAGCACGAGCGACCCGTCGTCGGCCCACCGGCCGACCACGAGGTAGACCTCCACCTCGCCCGGGGTAGGGCTGAGCGCCGCAGCGTCGAGCACGAGCGGGGACGCCTGCCTGGCCAGCCAGTCGTAGGCCGAGCGGGGCCCGGCGATGGTGAATCCGTCCGGTGCGGCGATCACCGCGGGCCGAAACTCGTCGTCGGTCTGGGCGTTCGCCCCGCCGGCGGTGGCCGTGGTGTTGGTGACCGTGACCCCGGCGAGCGGGTCCACCAGCACGGTGATGGCCCCGGGTGGCAGGTCGTTGCCGGCCGGACCGAGGGAGGTGCAGCGGGCCTGGACGGTACCGACGAACACGCCGGCCGGCAGCACCAGCTCCTCGACTGTGGCCCAGATGGCCTTGGCGTCGGGCGTGGTCGCCCGGCGGCCGGCCGCGATCACCAGGTCGACCAGCGCGGTGGTCCGAGTGAACTGCAGCGTCGTGGTCGAGGCCTGGCCCGGCAGCGGCTGCACGCCGACGAAGGTGCCGAGCGCCAGCAGACTCGCCCCGTCCGCCTGGAACGGCAGGTTGCGCCGATCGGCCAGCTCGATCAGCGGCCGCAGGTGCGCCAGGTAGCCCGTCACCGACTGCAGGAAGAGTCGGCGCGGGTCAGCGGCGAGCAGGGTCTTGCCCGTCAGCTCCCGGTAGCGTCCGAGGACCTCCGCCTCGATCTCGGCCGGCGTCTTGGCGACCGTGGTCATCGCAGCCTCACCGTCGGCCGCAGGTGGCCGTCGAGGTCACCGTCCACGGCGATGCGGTCCACCCGCGCCCGGGGCTCGTGCTTGCGGATCTGCTCCTGGAGCGCGGCCGCGATGCGGGCCTGGGCAACCTCGACAGGGCCGTCGAGCGTGGTCAGCGGGACCCCCAGGGACCGGGCCAGGGGCTGGGAACCCTGCGCGGTCAGGACGAGGCTGCGCACGTTCTGCGCGATCTCCTCGTCCGTCGTCGGGTCCCAGTTCATCACGAAGGCTCCTGGAGCTTGCGCTTGCGGATCCGCTCTCGCCAGCGGCGCACGGCCGCCCGGTGGCAGCAGGCGTTGTCGTGGTAGAGCACCCGCCCCTCGGGCACCCAGCGACCGCAGCCGCAGGCACAGCGGGTGTTCGGCAGCTTGGCCGAGTCCGGTGGCCGTGGCATCAGCCTTCCCGCTCGGCCGGCTCGACCGCGTCGAAGCAGAGCACCTCGCACAGCTCGCCCATCACCGCATCGGCGATGGCTTCGGCCGCGGCCTCGGGCGTGGGCTGGTCCGTGTGTTTGTGCGCCCGGTGCCAGCCGTAGGCCGCGCCGGCCTCGACCGCCCGCCGGACGACCTCGTACGCGTTGATCCGGACCGTCGTGTGTATCGGGAGCGCAGCGGCCATCAGACGTACTCCTCCAGGCTCAGCTCGACGACGATCACCTGGACCCGGCCGTCGGCCATGACGTGGCGCCAGGTCTCGCTCAGCTCCTTGATGAACCAGTCGCCGACCGGGCGACCGCCCAGGACGAACGCCAGGACCTCGCCCTGCTCGACCGAGTCTCGCAGCGCGGCAGCCTCCGCCTCGGGGTCGACCCCCAGCCGGGCGTCGAGCCGGATGGCGAAACCGAGCGTGCGCAGCGCCGGCCCGAGGTACTCCTGGACCGGCTTGCGACCGATGACCTCGTGCGCCTCCCAGCGGGCCGAGCTCTTCAGCGCGGCATCGCCGAAGGTTCGGACGAGGTCGGCGGAGGCCTCGAAGACGATGCTCCCCAGGGTGGCGAGCATCAGCTGAGCGAGCCGGTGCCGGTACCGGTCACCGTCCCCGTGCCCGTCCCGGCGCCGGCCGGGCAGGTGGTCACGTCGACGCTCGTGCCGGTGACCGTCGTGGTCACCGTGGCCGTGCGGATGTAAGCGTCGATGCGCGTGGCGAGGGCGTCCGCGATCTGCTGAGCCTTGCTCTCAGCCGTCGCCTCGGGGTCGAGATCCTCGAAGATGGCCTGCAGGTCTGCCTTGAGGTCCGCCTTGAGCTGCGCCACGACCATCGGCATCGGCTACTCCAGCTTGATCGCCTGGCTGTTCAGCCCGGCCAGCCCGTCGTCAGCGTTCTCCATGGCGGTGAGCACCGCGGTGATCCCACCGGACCCGTAGGCGTTCTGCCCGGCCGTGTCCCCGGCCAGCGGCGCCGGGCCGGTTGGGGTCGGGATGACCGCGGTCTTGAGCAGGTCGAACAGCCCCTGCAGGAGCTTCAGCGTGATGTCGCCGAACGGTGCCGGGTGCGCCGCGTTCACCGAACCGAGCCGCAGGTCGGTGCCAGCCACGACCCGCACCGCGGCATCCTCGGTGGGCGGGGGCTGCCGGGCGTCGTAGACCGAGCCCAACACGAAGCCGTCCACCTGGTCCGGCGGCAGCATCAGGCAGAGCACCGGCTCGCCGACCGCGGGCATGTCATAGTCGAGCGTGCCCTTGGCCCGCCGGTGCAGGACCTGCAGCAGCCCCGATGCCACGCCGTCCCGGTCGGGGAAGACCACTCGCACCCGGCCGGCCTGGACCTCCGAGACCTCGCCGACGCGGACGAGCCCGGCGAGCAGCTCCTGGACGTGCTCGATGCCGAGGAGGTCGGCGTCGCCCGGGTTGCCACTCACGGGGTCGCCCTCTTGATCGAGGCCCGGACGGTGTAGCCCTGCCCGAGCGAGTGCTCGGCCTTATCCACCAGGTACTTGCCGTCGAGCTTGTTCCAGCCGGCCAGGGCGATGCAGTTGCCGGCCACGAGCCGCACATCGCCCACCACGGTGAGCGAGCCCTCGGCCGAGTGCTCGGTCCTGGCGAGCAGCGCCGCCTTTGCCTTCGCTTCGGCCTCGGCCTTCGAGCGGGCCCGCTGGCGGATCACCTCGGCCGCGGCGTCGTCGAAGGACTGCTTCTCCAGGCCGAGCGGGTCGTCTTCGGCGTTGCCCCGCAGCGCCTCGGCCGCTTCCACCGTGCTCTGCTGCGGCACGCCCCACCACGGGTCCTGGTAGACCACCTTCACCTTCGGCGTGTAGAGGTAGGCCTTCACGTCGAGGCTCCAGCTGAGCACCCGGCTCTCGCCGAGGGTGTAGGTGGTGAACTCGGGCCGGGCCGCGTAGTCGGCGATCGACCAGACCACCAGCTGGTTGTCGGTGACCTTCAGCGCGTAGTGGCGTTCGTCGGCGAGCCGGGCCAGGAAGGCCAGGTCGGTCTCGCTGCGCTGGTCCACCCGGTCGAGCGGCGGGGTGTCCGTGGCGTCGAAAACCAGCCTCATGCGCGCCGAGGCCGCCACGTCCCCGGCGATGGTCTGCAGGGAGGCGTTCTCCCAGGCCCGCGACCGCTTCGTCTTCCGGGCGGCGAGCCCGGTCGGCACCGAGACCCCGGAGAGCTTCACCGTCGAGGGCGGCCCGGCCAGGCCGAGCTTGTCGAGGGTGAAGGTCCCGCAGAACAGCGTGCCGCCGCCCTCCCCCCACTCGTCGGCGTGGATGCGGACCTGGACCGTGTCGCCCTGCCCGGGCAGCCAGTCGCCCCGCCAGAGCGCGTCCCGGTCCTGCAGGTCGATAGAGACCTCGTCGGCCTTGCCGCCCTGGTGGTCGGTGTAGCTCACGCCGAGCAGATATGGCTGCAGATCCTGCGAGATGTCCTTGCCCTGGTAGACGACCTCCGCCCAGGCCCGCCGAGCGAGAGTCACGGCCGCCGCCACGGCGGGAGGTTCGGTGCCGGGTCGGGCGTCGGCCTGGCCGGGACCTGCAGCACGAGCCCGGCCGGCAGCCGGGTCAGGTACGCGTGCGCCGGGTTGGCCAGGATCAGCAGGTCGAGGTAGCGCTCGTTGCCGAGCAGGGTCAGCGCGAGCGCGTCCCAGGTGTCACCGGCGGTCGTGGTGTAGGTGGCCTCAGCCATACGACAGCCTCCGCTGCTGCTCCTGGGCCGCCCTGAGCCGCTCGAGCAGGTCGTCTTCCGCCTGGTGCTGTGGTAGGGTGCCCGTCATGCCGTGGAGGGAACTGCATGAGCACAGAATGGCCCCGCTATCTCAGCCACATGAAGTCCTACGACTCGACATCTGCCAGGATTGATGACTGCCTCTACCAGCTGTGCTCAAACAACATCTCTCACGAGGACAGGGCCGGTGTTTGGGCCAAAGTACTGATCATCGGAAGATCCTTCTCAACACGAGTCGAAGCACATACCGAGGAGTTGAGCGATGTTGTTGATCTGCTGGTGAGATCAGCAGGATGGCTCGACCCGCAGATAGCGCAGTATCGGCGTATGATTCCAATCCCAACACTGGAGAAATTGACAGAAATCGCACCTTTCCATGGAAAAATAGTCAGTACCTTATCGCGAGCAGCGAAAGACAACATGGAGCTTAGGTCCTTCTCATCCAAGTACCTGCACTTCCACGCGCCCATTTTCCCGATCTACGACAGCATCGCGAATGAACAGCTGCGCAACAGGGATTGGTACCCATGGAAGCCCAGCTACGAGGAGGAGTATCCGGCACCAACCGGAGCAGACGTGCAGTACTGGAGGCATTGCGTTCGCGTGCTCATGATGGCCAGGGAATGGCCCGGAGAGGGGTTCGAGCCAACATCCCGGAACATCGATCACTACGTTATGCGCTATGCAACCAGCCTGGGCGTCAGGAGCAGTTGATATGGCCTCAGCCAGCCTCAGCCATACGCCAGCCTCCGCTGCTGCTCCTGCGCCGCCTTGAGCCGCTCGAGCAGGTCGTCCTGCCCCTGCTTGAGCGCGGCCAGCATGCCGGGCTTGTCCGCCCTGCCCTCGCCGGTCACGGTGATCTGCGGCTGGTAGGTCACGGTCAGCGGCGCGGACACCTGCCGGGTTCGCTCCCGGCTCGACACCGCGCCGGCCAGCCGGGCACTCGACTCGGCGAGCGGAGCCGGCGCGGGAGTGCCCGGGGCCGGAGCAGCCCCGAGCAACGGGGCGGTCGCCGGAGCTTCGCCCGCGGCCGCTCCTGCGGTCGCCGGCGACCCCTCCACCGCGACGATGCCTGCGTCCAGGCCACCCTGGAGCTTGCCGACCAGCTCGGCCAGGTGCGGTGCGGCGTCGGCCGGCACGAGGCTGGCCAGCGCCAGCCCGGCCCGCATCGGAGCCGTGAGCAGCTCCAGCGCCCGGGCCGCGACCCAGCGGACGACCGCGATGACCGTGTCGCCCCACTCCCGCCAGAGGCCGGACAGCCAGTCGACCAACAAGCTCCAGCCCAGCCGGAGCCCGTCCCAGAGCAGGGTCATCAGGCTCCACAGCTGCCCGATCAGCCCGCTCCAGAAGCTCCAGATGAACCCGACCACGGGCTGCACCACCTCCCAGACCAGCCCCCAGAACGCGAGGTAGACCCGGGCGATCAGCCCCAGCAGCAGCCAGAGGGGGCGCTGCACGAGCAGCCAGACCTCGACCGCGGCCAGGACCACGATCTTGACCGCGTCCCAGGCCACGACGAGCTTGTCCCAGATGGCAGTCGCCAGCCCGACGACCACCGCCTTGGCCCCCTCCCAGAGCGCGACGAGCGTGTCCCAGTGGCGGATGATCTCCAGCACGAGCAGCGGGATGCCCAGCGTGCCGCCCGACATCACGAACAGCGCCGCGGCGAGCGCGTCGACCCAGTAGCCGGCCTGCTTCAGCCAGCCGGTCCACTCGTCCCAGTAGGCGATGGCCAGCGCGATGGCGGCGACCTCGGCGAGGATGCCGATCACGATCCAGGCGTAGGGGTTGGCCAGAGCGGCCGCGGCGAGGTTCCAGGCGGCGGGCACCGCGGCCCAGAGCGCCATCCCCAGGTCCACGACCGCCGAGGCGACCGAGAGCGCCTTGAACCCCGCCAGGACGTAGACGAGCCGGTCCCAGCCGCCAAGGAAGTCGGCGACCTTCTGCGCGCCGTCCGCGACCGTCACTGCGAGGTCCCGGAGGTCCTCGAGCAGCTCCAGCAGCTTGGGGAGCGAGCCCTCCAGCCAACGAGCGAAGCGGACCGCGAGCTGCTCGACCCGGTCCCGGTTCTGCCGGAGCCAGGCTGCCAGCTTGGTGAAGAGGTCCGTCAGCACGGGCAGCAGCGCCGCGCCGAAGGTGTTCTTCAGCCCGCCCAGCGTGAGCTGCAGATCGAGCAGCCGGTCGTTGAAGTCGCTGGCCTGCTTGGCGGTCTGGCTGCTGAGCACCGCGCCGGTGGCCCGGGCGTCTGCCCGCATCTGGCGCAGCCCCTCGGAGCCGTCGGCGAGCATGACCC